GCTTCCATAAGGCGTTCCGCGATGAAGAAAAGCAGAGCGATGTCTATTGGTTAGCATGGGAAGTAACACGCAGGTCAGGTGAAACTGTTAAGCCTTTCGGTATGGATTTTATTGAGACACTAAAAAGTGTCGAGGTGCTTGATTCAGACCCTTTAGCTTAAAGCGCGATCTTCCATTCACCTATCTAATTGCTAGGCTAAGCATTAGGTTGGGAATCGCGCCACAGCACTTATTGGAATTAGATAAGACCATGCTAGATGCTCTAGTGCAAGGTCTCAAAGACGAAGCGAAGGAGACTACCGATGCCAGCAAGCGTAAAGGGCGCGGTCGCTCTTAGAAAGTCTCTACGCCAGTTCAGTCCTGATCTTGCTAAGGCTTTGCCTAAAGAAGTTGGAGCAGCCCTTAAGCCAATTACTAGAACTGCTAAAGGTTATCTTCCAGATGATGGTCAAGTTCTAAGCGGATGGCTAGCTCGTGAAGGATCACAGGCTCGCTTCCCTAGTTACAATGCTCGCATCATCAAGCAAGGCATTGGCTACAAAACGACACCATCAAAGCCTAATCGCAGAGGATTCAGATCGCTTGCTCGCGTATTTAATAAAAGTGCAGCTGGAGCAATTTACGAAACTATGGGGCGCAAGACACCACAAAGCAGATTCGTACAAAATCAGCAAGGCAAGTATGGCTCACAGATGAAGGGCGATGCCAAGATGGAAGGTCGCGCTTTGTTTCGTGCTTATGAAGAAAACAATGGCAAGGCTAGGGATGCCGTACTTAAAGCTATTCAAGGCGCAGCTAACAAACTAAACGCGAGAGCAAAGGTGTAAATCATGGCTAATGTAATGATTGATATTGCCGCGGAGTTTGTAGGCAATAAAGCCTTTAAGCAAGCAGATACCGCGACACAGAAACTAACAAAGAATGTTAAGCAACTAGCAGGTGCTTTTGGTGTTGCTTTTGGTACTACAGCCGTTCTTGCTTACGGCAAGGCTGCCGTCAAAGCAGCGGCAGCTGATCAGAAGGCACAGCAACAATTAGCCCTAGCTCTTAAGAATGTGGGGCTTGGCCGTGATGCTGCTGCTTCTGAAGAATACATCCAGAGACTACAAACAGAGTTCGGCATTGTCGATGATTTACTACGCCCTGCTTACCAAAGCCTTGCAGTAGCCACCGGCAACACAGAAGAAGCTCAAAGACTTCTTAACCTATCGTTAGACATTAGTGCCTCAACTGGCAGAGATTTAGGCTCAGTCACAGCCGCTTTAAGTCGTGCATACTTAGGAAATAACACAGCCCTTTCTCGCTTAGGTGTAGGTATTTCTAAGGCAGATCTCAAGGCTAAGTCTTTCGAGGAGATTACAAGCCAGTTACAAAGCACATTCGCAGGATCAGCCACAGCTGCTGCCAATACCTTTCAAGGCTCAATAGATAAACTGGCAGTTGCTTCTGCCAATGCTAGCGAAATTATTGGCACTGGATTGATCGATGCGCTTACTAATCTGGGCAAAGATACAAGTGTTGCAGATCTAGCAACAAACATGGAAAAGGCTGCACTTTACATTGCAGATGTTATCCGTGGTGTAGGAGTCTTGGCAGGTAAGTTAAAGGATCTACCTATCATCTGCAGCGTTGATATTGGCATGATTCCGATTGTAGGTACTTACCTCACATTATTGCGTGAGGCTGGTAAGCAAGCACCAATCCAAAAGGCATCTGATAACTCTCATCTTAAGTCATTACAAAATCAGTTCACTGTTACAAAGAAAACTACTGCTCAGAATAAGGCACTTACTAAAGAGACTGCTGCTCAATTAAAGAACAAGAAGCTTGAACAAGCCATTGAGAAGGCTAACCTTGCACTCGGCAAGGGTGAAGAAATCTTTGACATGGACAAGATCCAGATTGCTGCTGCACTTACTAACCAAGCAGAACAATTAGGTAAGGCAACATCTAGCGCACAGATCTTGCAGATTGCTAACGATACTGCTCGGCTGAATGTCAAGCGGTCAATCCTTGCTCTAGAAGATGCAATCGCTTCTAAGGATGAAGCAGCCATCACAGCCGCAACTAAAAAACTTAACGAGGACTTAAAGATTCTTGGTGCTTTAACTGGTCAAAATGTAAAGTTGTCATCTATTCAATCAATCCTCAATAGCCTAAAGCCAAAAGATTTAATTAATCAAGCAAACCTCGATTTAGCTCTGCTAAAGATTAAGCAAATGATGGAAGATTTAGCCAAGATTAAATTTCCTTCAGCCATCCCTACAAGTGCAAGTCTTGGATCAGGTATTCCAGCAAATGATTACATAGCTCCGATTGATAAAATTGTAGGTATAACAGCCTCAACTGCTGCACTTATTGAAGCATCTGAGGCTATACAAGCAAGAGCAGATGCTTTTGCATATTTACTAGATTTACAGACTGCAGCAGACACAGCGGCATTCCTATCTAGCTCTTTAAGCACATCTGCTATGGATACATTTAGCGCAGAGGATGTAGCTCGTTCCTCCCTACTGCAAGGTTTGGCAGGAGGCGCAGGTGTAGCAGGGGCGGTAAGTGGATCACGCTATGCAGCACAAGCAGCCAATGCCTACAACATTACTATTAATACAGGCATTGGCGATCCTAACGCGATTGCAGAAGCGATTGAGAATGTATTAGTCGAGGCTAACTACCGAGGCACACTTCGAGGAATGATAGCTGTATGACATGGCTTCCAGAGTGGAGAATTACAGTAGGTGATGATGTCTATACGACTGTCACCTCTGTCTCTTTTGCCTCTGGTCGTTTAGACATTGACCGGCAAGCAACGGCAGGTTACTGCCAAGTAGAGATCATCAACACTACTGGGGCAGACTTCACCATCAATGTTACAGAGCCAATTACTTTAGAGCTAAAAAATGGCAGTGGCACTTATGTCACTGTATTCGGTGGGGAAGTATCAGACTTTAACATTGGAGTCAGAAGCCCAGACGAGACTGGCTACATTACTACTGGCACGATCTTAGGCATTGGCTCACTGGCTAAACTTACAAAGGTTGTCTATAACACAGCACTTGCAGAAGGTTTAGATGGCGCACAGATCGCAGCCATTCTCGGTTCAGCCCTTAACCTGACATGGGCTGAGGTAACTCCTACAGTCACATGGGCAACCTATCCAGCAGATGTGACATGGGATAACGCTGAGTCTTACATCGGCACGATTGACTCAGGCTTCTACACAATGATCGCACTTGCAGCTAGTGCCTCTGCCAAGTCTCAAACGCTTGCAGATCAGATTGCTACTAGCGCACTAGGTCAGTTATACGAGGAGAAAGATGGAGATGTCTCTTATGACGATGCAGATCACAGATCTAACACTCTCGCAGCAAATGGCTATACTTTCCTCGATGGCTCATTCGCATCACCATCCTCTATCAAATCTACAACTCAGATTGCTCGCATCCGTAACAGCCTTATCTATCGTTATGCCACAGGATACGCCAGCACCTACAGTACCTCTGACACAGACTCTATAGCCTCTTACGGCCTGTTTGAGCGTTCATTCGACTCTAACATTAAGAACCTTGCAGACATCACGGATATTGCCAATCGAGAACTTAATCTAAGGCGTGTGCCTAAAGGCTCACTAGGAACAATTACCTTTCGTCTAGATAATCCAGACATGACCACAGCAATGCTTGACAGCCTTGTGGGAGTTTATTTCGGTCAGCCTGTGCTAATCAACAACTTGCCTAGCAATCTTCTTGGTGGCACCTTTGAGGGGTTTGTCGAAAATGTAGCCCTTAGGGCAACACCTAGTTTTGTAGAAATTACCCTCTATATCACAGCAACAGAGTTCTCACTATCAACGACACAATGGGACACAGTAGTCCCTAGCACAATAGACTGGGCAACCACAAATGCTACACTTATCTGGAACAACGCGACAGGAGTACTATCTTAAATGGCAACAAGCCCGAATTACAGCTGGCCAGAGCCAGACAACACCGACCTTGTAAAAAATGGCGCGTTAGCGATCCGCACACTCGGTAACGCTATTGACACCACAATGGCAACAATGGTTCCTAAAACGATCATTGACGCTAAAGGTGACATCATTGCTGGCACAGCAGCCGATACAGCATCTCGCTTGGCTGTAGGCACAAATGGTCAAGTCTTAAAGGCTAACAGTGCAACTGCAACAGGTCTTGAATGGGCAGCAGATAGTGCTGGCATGACTAACCCAATGACTACCACAGGCGACACAATTTATTCTTCAAGTGGATCAACACCTGCTCGCTTAGGTATTGGCACTACAGGACAAGTTCTTACAGTCGCAGCTGGTGTGCCAAGTTGGGCAACCCCTGCTGCTGGCGGTGGCGGAAAAGTTTTGCAAGTTGTTTATGCGTCTTACAACACAGATACCTCAAGCACCAGCGCAACTTATGCTGATACAGGATTATCTGCAAC